TTTTCCCTTCTATTATCTAATTTATCACGATTAATATGGTCAATAGAATATTTTTTATCATTAATTTTTTCATCATTAGGGTCTTTATTTTTAATTATAAAAGAGTGTAAATAAAATTGTTTTTTAGTTATAGGGTCTTTTGAGAAAGAATAGCCGTTTGAATGTAATGAAAACACAGGTCTATATGGTTTATAATTTTTAAGTAATTCAACATCTTTAATAGATAATGTAGTATAAATAGTATTATCTTCATTACAAGTCATTTTGTAATATTTTTCATTTGTTTCTTTATTTTGAATTAAATAACAAAAATTTTTGTATGAACCAGCGTATCTACCATAACGAATATAAAGACCAACGTCTTGACTTAAAACAACTTCATGTTCGGAAAACATATTATAATAAGTTATAAAATGTTTTATTTAAATCAATTTATATTGATTGTTAGTTTTAGGATTAGCTTAAAGAATACTCCAATCAGCTTAATTTGAATATGCCAATCCACCCATACCACTCATGACACGAAGGACATTATAATTGGTAGCATAGACACGGACCTTAGCGGTTGCGCTGGAACCAATGGCAGCAGCAGAAACAACCAATTGTAAGGTAGCGTTATCAATCCTGGAGAAATTGCAAGTTCCAGATGGTTGATGTTCTTCAGGGCGCAAGGAGAAGGAATAACAGTTAATTCCGGTATCTGGCGTGCGCGTGTGATGTTGAAATGGTTGGACCAAATCAAAGTAGGTTCCTTCACGCTCAGAAAAGCGATCTTGACCATTAAGTTGCAATTTAGCAGTAACAACTGGGTTCTCACCCCAGCAGTGCATCATAAGAGCAGTTTCGGCAAGAACGAAGGCGCCGGCATCAGAGACGGAGTGGTTGACAGCAGATTGGAAAGCACCATCTGTGGCAGCATTAGGCTCCCCGGCGTCAACAGCCGCACCACTCATGTTAACACCAGCATCCTTGAATAATCCTTGAGAAATGACACCAACATTACTACCACCATTAGTCAATTGCATAGTGGAACTGAAAGCGCGGATGGAATTAGGAAGAGCATCAACGGCATCAGTGTAGTTAAATGGCTGAGCACCCAAAGCGGCGTTAAGCGTGTTACCCGTAACGAAGGAGTCACAGTAACTAACATTGGAGTCGGCTTGGACAACCCAGATAAGTTCCTTACAAGGATGATTGAAATTCAATTTAACTTTATTGGAAGAAGAACCAATGGATTCATCACCAGTAAATTGAAGTTGTTCAATCAAATATTCATGAGGATTTTGTGCCATACGACGACGCTCGTCAGTATCTAAGAAGATGTAATCAACGTAAAGAGACGCGGCGACCAAAGATTTGGCGTAAGCACCTGTGGATTTTTCGTTGGATCCCGTTGCGCCAGCTGCGACAGCGGAAAGTTTATCAACTGCGAAAAGAACTTCATCCATAGGACGCAATTCAATGTTAATCTTGACTTCATGATATTGAAGAGCAATCAATGGAAGAGCAAGACCAGGATTTCTACAGAACCAGAATTGTAAAGGAACATATAAAGTAGTTTCAGGAAGAGCGTTTCTAGGAGCACAAACTGCTTCAGGAACTTCCGCAGCACCACAAGCAGTTGCAACATCAGCAAAAGCAGGGTCCGTCAAGTAAGTTAATTGAGTAGTGTTACCAATCATAGCATTGTAACCTTTTTCTTGTTCGGAAGTCAAAGTCAATTGGTTCCAGATGTGCATCCAGTCACCATATTGACGGTCAATGCGTTGACCACCAATCTCAACTTCAACCATAGAGATCATTTGCTCACCGGGACAATCCAACCAGCGTGCATAACAGTCATTCGTGTCACTACCGTCAGATTTATTAATTTCAGGGAGAGTCACTTGTAAATAAGTTCGGTATGCAAGATCACCATTTCTGGAGATTGTGCATTGAACACGGCGACCGAAATCGGCTTGACCGTTAAATGTTTGTTCAATAGATTCCATTGCGAAGTTAGTGTGTCGTCTGTAGGTCACCTTCCAGAAAGTAATCTGAGGATTCCCAGTCAAATAGACGTCTTGTGCGCCATAAGCTACTAATTGCATAAGTCCACCACCCATAGTTATACTATTGCTAAAGAAAAAAATAAATTTGATTAATGCGTAATTAATGTATTTAATAACACATTAATCTAATTTATTTTATTAATATCTAAATTTTCAGTCATAAACAGTCTCAAATAATCATCTAGATACACCTCTTTTTTACCTTTATGGCTTTTTATAAATATAAATTTTTCACCCCTTTTTTTTACAGTCCAACCATCTTCTAAAGCATTATATATCAAAGCCATTTTTTGTAAAGTTATACAATTTATACTGTTTTCATCATTAATATTTGAAATAATGTCCATATATTTTAAATAGAACTTCTAATATGTTATAATACGAATATTATGTATTTTTTGAATATTTTAGTTTAAATATTATAAAAGAATAATTTATATATGCCAAATTTCAAACCAAAAGCTAATAAAAAAATTAAAATGAATTCAAAAACGGTTGTTACGCTAGATGGAAAACATAATGAAAAAATGAAAGAATTTTTAGATATTAGTAATGTTGTATTGCCAAATTTATTAAAAACAAAGAGAAATTTAAAGATAAAATTAAAAAATACAATAATTTTGGAAGAACTGTTGGAAATTAAAGATAAAATAAAAGATTTAAAAGAAGATATAAAAAAGAAGAAAAGAGCCAAAAAAAACTATTTATTGCAAAATTCCAAATATATTTTTGAATATTTTGAGAAAAAAAAAAATCTTTCTTGTGGTAAATCTACAAAAAGAACCGTGTTACATTCTTTTTTTGATAAAAAAAAAGATGTAAGTGAAACTGTAAAACAAGAAGATACAACTAACATAAATAAATATTTAATAAATATTAATGAAAAATTTATGGATATAAATAATTATGTTATAAATTATGAAAAATGTGAAAATTGTAAGGGCGAATTAATATCTGTTGAACATGAAGGTTTAATGATATGCAATACATGCGGCGCACAATACCAATTTTTAATTGAACACGAAAAACCTAGTTATAAAGAACCCCCAAAAGAAGTATGTTTTTATGCTTATAAAAGAATAAATCATTTTCGCGAAATATTAGCACAATTTCAAGCGAAAGAAACTACCCAAATTCCCCCAGAAGTTCTTGAAAATATTAAAAATCAAATTAAAAAAGAAAGAATTACATTAGAACATATGTCTAATAAAAAGGCTAAAGATATACTTAAAAAATTAGGATATAACAAATACTATGAACACATTCCTTTTATTAAAGATAAGTTAGGTATTAAACCGCCAGTTATGTCCCCCGAATTAGAAGAAACATTATGTAATTTATTTATGGAAATACAAAAACCATATTCTAATCATTGTCCAGATGACAGAGTCAATTTTTTAAATTATTATTATGTTTTATACAAAATGTGCGAGCTTTTGGGCGAAATACATTTTTTACCCTTCTTTCCTATGTTAAAAGACCCAGTAAAACGAATAGAACAAGATGAAATTTGGAAAAAAATTTGTGCTGAGCTTTCCTGGGAATTTATACCTACTATTTAAATATATTTTTCCAATAACGGAATAAATGTTTCTATTTTATAAGGTCCTTTATTAGGATTATTCCCCCTATCTCCATATTGTCTTACTTTTATTATATCCATTAATCTATTATTTCTATCCATTTTTTTTAATTCTTCGCTACTCATTTTACCACCCTGATATTCAAATGTTTTTTTTGATACTTCTGATAATTTATCATAATAATTATTTAATTTTTTAGTTACCAAATATCTTTTTGCGTCTGTATGTTTTTCTACTAATTTATATATATTTTTATTAAATCCTAGTTCTTTTAAATATTTTGCTCCTATTTTTCCATTATCTTTTACTCCATAACCATCCATATCATCTTCCTCTAAAAAATGCCCCACATCATGTAATAAACACGCAAGTATTATTTCGTCTCTTTCCTCATTTTTTTTCGCCATAGTAGCACACTGTAACATATGTTGCGTTTTTGTTACACTTTCTCCATAATATTCTTCATTTCCTTCCGTATATAATTCTTTTAATTTTTTTAAATTAACCGACATATATATAATAAAACTTAATATATTGATTTATAAAACTCAATTAAAGATAATATAAATGTATTCTTAATGGCAAAATTACTTAGTTTCATTGACGACCCAATTATTAAATATAAAAAAAATTATTTAATTGCTTATTGTTCATTTTTTTTCATATGGATCAGTTCTATCATTTTAATATGCATAATGATACCAGACACTTATCTAGATTATATTCCAATGAGAATTTCTGGGGTACTTTCAACCTTTTTTCTCTCTATTCTTTTAACTAGGTGTTATTGTTTTTATAGTAATGAACGAGAAGACCAAACTGAAGAAACAAATTTACAAACACAAGAAACTATTTTATGGTATAATGAATAATTATAATATTACAAATAATATTATGATTATATTAACTTATTTATTTTATTTACATACGAGGGAAACCGACTAAGTTAGCACCAATACCAAAACCTGCACCAGATCTTGCACTAACCGCCATAGATGGAACATATGTATCTAAGATGGAGAAAGTCGCAGCTGCCGTTAAAGCGATCAATAATACTTCATCTAAATTTAATGATTTTTTTGGGATAGCATAAGCGGCAATTGCTACCATAATACCTTCTACTAAATATTTTACAGCACGGCGAACTAATTCACCTAAATCTAAGACATTACCTAAACTTTCAAGCATGTTTATAAATAATGAATAGAAAAAAATATTAGTGGCGAAAAAAACTTAAATACAGTATTTATATAAATAATATAATGTCTGCCTTTCCTAAAAAAGATGATCCTAAATATATTGATTTGTTAGAAGAAGATAAACCCATTTCTGGGCAAAAATTCGCCTGCGTTTCATTTATTTCTCCCGAAAAAATTTTAAAAGCAAAAAACCTTTTTTATTTTCAAGAGTTCCTAAAACATTACGATTTGTCTAAATCTATTGAAAGATTTACTCAATTTATGAATTTCATTTCTTATAAATATTCCATTGATTTTGAAATAATAATGAAAGACTATCAAGAATATTTAAAAAGTCAAAAAGCTGATTTTAAAGATGGTCAATTAGAAGATGATTACAAAACCTTTCTTGATAAGAATGAAGATAGATTACAAGATGAATATTCTATTAAAAATGATTTTAATACTTGTGTAAGAGGTCTTAAAATTAGGGGTTGTTATAGCACGCAAGAAGAAGCCGAATTAAGATGTAAAATGTTAAGAGAAATTGATCCCAGCCATGATGTATATGTTGGACCTGTTGGGCTATGGATGCCATGGGAACCCGAAGCATATAAAACAGGTAGAGTTGAATACTTAGAAGAACAATTAAATGAATTAATGAGTGAAAAAAATAAAAATGAATCCCGAGCTAAACAAGCTTTTGAAAGACGCATCATTGACTCTAGAAAAACAGCCATCGCCGAAAATGTTAAAATTGCTAGAAAAACTGGTAACAAACTTACCCAAAATGTTGATGAAGAAGGTAACCTTATTGGTGTCAATAATACCATTGTTGATAATCTCAAAAAAATGGGCGATAATGTCTCATCCGCCGATATTCGTCAAGAATTATTTGAAAAAGAAAACAACACTAAAAGAGATGGACATAAATAAATTGATATAAAGTAATTTTCTATATTAAATTAGAAAATGGAAGAGTTAAAACAAGAAACAGAAAAATTAAGAGAAGGACATTCAAAATTAGGTTTAAAGTATGATGATGTAGTAGGTTCTTCCGAATCAAAAAAAGATGAAATTCTAATATTACATGAAAAATTAATAGAAGAACAATTGAAATTACAAAAAATATTATTAAAGGAGAAACAAGAAGCAGAAGATATGAAAAATTCAGCAGCATTAGAAAAATTATTATTTGATTTTAATAAATTAGATTTTATATGTATAAAAGAGGAAACTTGGACTGAAATGGGGTCCACTCTTGAATGCTACCCGCAAACGAAGTCCAGACTACCAGGTAGCGAGCAGCTCATCCGGAAAGCAAAAATGGTTGCTTATTATGATCTTGTGCAAGGGACTTATATGGGAATGAAAGCAACAGAAAATTATCCTCTGAGCAAGGGCAGCGGAAAAGCTGACCAAAATGGTCTTAAACATGTAGAATCATGTAATGCAGGATGGGCAAATTACCTTACAGATAGGCACGGGCCGAGAAGGGAACACAACACGGAGGTACATAGAAAATACATGCTCAATTTTCAAATTACAGAATTAAATAGAAGAACTGGTCAAATGAATTTATTATTAAAAGATATAATGAAAATTTTAATTCATAATATTAAAAGAATAGATACTAGAATGAATGAAATAGATAAAAAAATTGAAAAGACTGTATTATTAAATAATGAAAAGATAGCAGAAGTATTTGGAGAACAATTTTTAGAATTAGAAACTAAACTTGTTGAAACAATATATAAAAAATTTAAAGTTGGATATATATAAAAATTGATGTAATTTATATATTTTTATATATATATAAATTATGAATAAACACGATGAAACAAAAAAAACTAAAAAAAAAACACCGCGATGTCATCTAGATGGTTGTAAGAAAAAATTAAAAATTAGTGATATGAAATGTGCGTGTGGTCATATATTTTGTTTAAAACATAGATTAAAAGTTAAACATAATTGTAGAGAAGGGTTGGCAAATAAAGATAACTTTATGAATAAATGTGGTTTAGGTGGTGGTATTTGTAAAAAAATAGATGTTTTATAATATTCTATCCATACAAATATCATAATATTCTTTATTAATTTCATACCCTATACATTTTCTATTAGTATTTTTACAAGCTAGTGCCGTTGTCCCACTTCCTAAAAAGGGATCCACCACTAATGAATTTTTCTTA